TTCCGCAAGCAGTTCGAGGAAGAGCGTGCAGACTTGACCAAGCGCAAAGAGACCAACAAAGGCGAAGCACTGCTCGCTGCTGGTCTGGGCATGATGGCCGGCAACTCTCGTTATGCCTTGCAGAACATCGGCGCTGGTGGTGCTCAGGGTCTGGCCAGTTTGAAGGAGGCTACCCGTGCAGACGACGCCGCGAAGCGCGCGCTCATGCAGTCCGAAATGCACTTGGCCCAAGCCGAGATGCAAGGCCGCAAAGGCAACTTCCAGAACATGAACGCTCTGGCCAACCAAGCACGCCAAGAGAAGCAGTTCGCTGTCAGCTCCGAGTTGCAACGCCAGCAGATCGCTCAACAAGGCCAGTACTACCGCGACATGGGTGAAGCAGCGAAAGCTCGCGGCGGCATGGATGCTAAGGTGATGACTGAGTACACCAAGATTCAGAACAAAGCAACTGACTCCGTGGACAAAGACATCATGGCAGGATTGTTGCGTCCAGAACAGAAAGAAGCAATGATTTTGCAGCGCACACGCGCCATGGCCATGGACAACCCATTGTTGGCACGATTCTTGTCGATGAGTTCGGAAGACAAAGAACCCGTCACTCGCACGCTTGATTAAAACTCGCCTTCTGTGCGAGAATTCACACACAGCGCCTCAGTCTAACCCGCTGGGGCGTTTGCACATTTACTGGGTTACTCACTGCTGATTGACTATGGCCAACTACCTGCCCCTTCCTGACGGTTCACGTTTACGTATTCCAGAAGGCATGTCCGAAAACGAAGCGATGCAGAAAGCGCGCATCAAGTTTCCCGACCTGTTCCCCAAACAAGGCGGCCTGGCAGGGGCCTTCGGTAAAGGACTTGAGTCCACCATCTCCAGCATGCGAACGGGCCTCGGTGCCCTGACCTCCCCAGAAGAAGCCGCCCAAGCCGGTCTTGAGCGCGGGCAAGCAATCAACAGTCGCTACGCCGAAGAAGTCAGCTTCGACAAAGTCCGTGAAGCCTACGACAAGAACGGCATCCTCTCCGCAGCCAAAGAAGCGCTTGGCCAAATCCCCAAAGCAATCGCTGAGCAAGCACCCAACATCGGCGCTACTCTCGGCGGCGCACGCCTTGGCGCCATGGCCGGTTCTGCTGTCGCCCCCGGCGTTGGTACTGTTGTTGGTGGCGTGGCCGGTGCTCTGGCCCCATCTCTTTTGCAGCAGTTCGGCGGCAACATTGAGCGTCAACAAGCCGAAGGTGCCCCGATCAGTCGTGGTGCTGCCGCTGCGGCCGCAGTCCCTCAAGCCGCGCTGGATGCCGCGGGTACATTCATTCCTCTGGGTGGTAAGTTGGTGAGTAAGCTGACAGGCATCCCGATCGCTGGCCTGGCCAACAAGGGTGCAGCCAAGCTGGCCGAAGAATCTCTCCTCAAGACGTTGGCAAAAGGAACAGCCGTCGGCGCCTTGGCCGAAGTCCCTACTGAGATTGCTCAGCAGATGTTGGAGCGCGCGCAAGCTGGCCTGTCCTTGACCAGCCCAGACGCTCTGAAAGAATACGGTGAGACAGCGTACCAAGTCGGTCTGTTGGCGCCCATCGGTGCCGCGGGTCGTTTCTCAGAGAAGGGCGCAGCCCAGCAACAACTGGCCGCCGAGCAGGAAGCCAAGGACTTGGCCGCTGCCGAGGAAGCAAACAAAGAGCCGTTGCAGATTGGCTACACGCCACAGATCGCAGGCCCCAATGCTGAGCCTCGCTTTGAGATCGCACCTCAGCCTACGCCAGACGTGATGGACCTCATGAACAAGCATGCTGCGTTGGTCCCTCAGATGGATGCGCTGCAAGAGCAGATCAAGGAAGCCGGTGTTGCTGGCGACACGGCCAAGCTCGCCGAGTTGATGCCTCAGTTCGACAAGATTCAGACCGACATGCAGTTGCTCACGGCTACCGTCGAGCAGTTGGGCGGCACGACCAAGCCCTCAGAAGAATTGCAGACCGAAGCGCAGGCGCAGCTTGCCCAAGCAAACAAACAAGTGGCCGCCGCACAGAAAGCGTTGGCCAAAGCATCCGAGCTCGGTGAGTGGCAGCAGATTCCAAAGCTCAGCGCCAAGCTGGATGCAGCGCGTCAGAACGTGACCGCTATCCAAGAGAAGACCCAGCAGCAGTTGCAGATGCGCCAGGTCGCAGAGACACCGAAGGGTGAGACACCCGGCCTGTTCGAGAAGCCGCCAGAGCAACCCGAGCAGCAAGCCAAGGCCCAAGAGGTCTTGAAAGCCGAAGCCGAGCGCGGTCTTTATGGCCCAGAAAGCAAAGCCGAATCGGCTAAGCAAGCGTTCTCCGAAGCAGAAGTCGGCCCCCGCGGTCAGCTCGAAGCCGCGCCCGCAGAACACGTTGCCGCCAAAGACAAAGCTACGCTCGACCTGTTCAGCCCCAGCAACCTCTACAACACCGCCTTGGAGAACCAAGATTGGGAAGGGGCCATTGCCGCCGCAGGCTCGTTTGCGCCCGTGAAGAAAGACACCAACGCTGAGGCCATCGAGCGCGAGCGTTTGATTAAGCAGCTGGACGAGCGCCTGAATCTCCCCGGCCTCAAGAGCACGCGTGCGAAACCCGAGATCGTGGCCAAGACGCTGGAGAAGATCGACGCACTCAAGCGCAAGGTTGAGAACCCACAGCGTAATGCCAAGAAGTCTTGGCTGACTGATTTGTACGAGTCGGCTGCCGACTACGAGGCCATGGCCGCCCGCATGAAGTCCGGTGTGGCTATGCCCACCACCGGCGAGAAAGTGGCCCGTGCGCAAGCCAAGCTCGGCAAAGGCGAAGCCCCTGCACTGCGCCAGATGGATGCGGCCGAGCGTTATCAGCTCCAGCGCAAGATGGACGCTGCTTTGAAGCGTTACGAAAACGCCTTGGCCAAGATCACACCGGTGCGCAACGAGATCGAGAAGGCATACAAGAGCTTGTTCAACGTGGAGAAGGCTGCACCTGAGCGCGACGTGCGTGAGGCAAAGAAAGCTGCGGCCAACGAAGAAGCCCGTGGGGCTAAGCCAGTGTCGCGCGCAGCGCGTACTGCTGCTCGCATCAACCGCGGCGACGTGGCGCCAGAAGCAGAGAAGACGGCCAAGATGCAAGAGCTCGCTCTCAGCCTCGGCAAAGAGACTGAGGAGTATGCGCGCACCAAGCGTTCGTACGCTCAACGCATTAAAAAGCTGCAAGACAAATACGGCAAGGGCGACCGTCACGTGACGGAGTACACCGACTACGCCAAGATTGAGCTGAAACAAAAGGCCATGGAGATTGGCCGCAAGTCGCCTGAATACAAGACCGCGCTCAAAGAGCAGATCAAATACTTGCAAGAGGTGTACGCATCTGCTGGCAAGCAAGAGATTAAGTCCAAGCGCGACAAGTCGCCAACCATGCGCAAGCAGTCCGCAGCGCCTGAGCGTTTCATCACAGGCTCACCCGAGAGCAAGGCTCGCACCTCCGAGAAGCAGGCAAAGTACATGGAGTCCTTGAAGGATGCCTATGAGGCCATCCAACAAGAGAACGATGGCTCGTATGGCGAAGGTATGTGGCGCACAGCGCCGCGCACGCAAGGCATCGACTTGGCTGAAGCGCAGAAGACCATTGACGGTTTGAAGATGCCCAAGGGTATCAAGTTTGTCTACGCCGAGTCGCTGGACGATGCCCCTAAAGAATTCTTCAACGAAGCTGCGGCCCAAGGCTTGAAGCACACTGACTTGCTCGACAAGAAGGGCGTCGTCTTGAAGGACGGCACAGTGATTGTCATCGGTGCGCACCACTCCGACATCAAGGACTTGGAAGCCACGATCGCGCACGAGTTGATTGGCCACTATAGCGTTCAAGGTTTGCTGGGCAAGAAGGGTCTGGCCGACATGATGAAGGCCATCGACAACCAACAAGGCGGCTTGCTTAAGCTCGCCGATGACCTGGGCGTTGGTGTCCAAGTTCGCAATGCAATCGAAGAAGCCAAGGCTGGCGGCGCTGACGATCTCAACGCTCGCTTCGTTGGTCTGAACGAGATGATTGCCTACACCGAAGAACAGCGTGTGACTGAGGACTTCTTGGCCAAGGCCAAGCGCTTCATGAAAGAGATCGTCGGCGCACTGCGCAAGGCGTTCCGCGACATGGGCCTCACCAAGACGGCCGACCTCAGCACGAGCGACATCTACAAGCTGCTGCGCGACGCACGCAAGCAATTCAACGAAGGTCGCACCGGTGCCTACCGTGACCCCAATGGCGGCTTGATGTTCCGCAGCGGTGCCAAGAGCACAGCCAAGCACAGCATCGTGGCCAAGCCATCCACATTGAAAGACAAGATCAAGGCCAACTTCTTTGGCTTGGGCGCACGTCAACAGTTCGTTGACAGCTACGCCTCGATTGACTCGGCCATCCGTGCTGGCATGGACAAGAAGATGCTCACCTCCATGGAGGGCGAGCAGGCCATGTACTACCTGCGCTTCACAGAACAGCGTAGTCAATACGTCGGCCAGTTCGTGACGAACGGCCCCGTGTCGCTCGAAGCCCAGAAGACACCACGCGGCACCGAGTACGTGTTCAAGTCCAAGAAGGGCCCGACCTTGATGAAGGTCGCCGAGCTCGCGGGTAAGTCGGGTCTTGGCAACGAAGCCACCATCGAAGACTACCTGACCTCGTATTTGGTTGGCCAACGTGCCAACGCTGTGGGTTGGAGCAAGCTGGGCAAGAGCGAGAAGGAAGCTCGCGCCGCTTACCAAGAAGTTATGGATAAGCTGGCGGCCAGCCCCAAAGCCAAGACAGCGTTCGAGGCAGCGGCCAAAGAGTACAAGGCGTACAACGACGGCCTCATCGACTTCCTCGCCCAGTCTGGTGCGATCAGCCGCGGCAAGGCCGCTGAGTTGAAGTCCAAGCCATACGTGCCGTTCTATCGCGAGAAAGATGGCAACGTCGAGCTCGTAGTCGATGGTGAGTCCATCCTGCGCATTGGCAACATCAAGAACCAACCACAGCTCAAAGAGTTGCTGGGCGGTGATGAGAAGGTCATGCCGCTCTACGAAAGCGCAATGCAGAACACGGCCATGATTACCGACATGGCACTGCGCAACATCAAGACCAAGAACACAGCGTACGCGTTGAAGAAGGTCGGTATCGTGAGCCGCGTCGGCGACGGCAAAGGCCCTGCTGACCCCAGCATCGTACGCTTCTTCGAGCATGGCGAACCCAAGTATGCGGTCGTCGACAAAGACGCCTTCGGCATCCCCGCTGAGCTCGTGGTCAAGTCCATGGAGGGCATCGCCACCACCATTCCCGCCGTCGTGCGTTTGATGGGCTACCCCTCAGATTGGCTGCGCAAGTTCGTGACCCGCAACCCAGCGTACGCTGTGCGCCAGGCCATTCGTGACCCACTGTCTGCATGGTTGACCACCGGCACTGACTCGATGCCTGTCCTCAGTTCTCTGAAAGAACTCAGCAAGATGGTGGGCGGCCGCAGTGAAGCAGAGAGCAAGCTCATGGAAGCCGGTGCGATTAGCAGCAACGTGTTTACAGGAGACTCCAAGGACTTGAAGACCTTCCTGCGCGACATCTCCTCGGGTAAGTCTGGCTGGGAGAAAGCTATGGCCAAGCTCGACGCCTTCGCTTTGCAGGGTGATTCCTCGACGCGCGCGGTGATCTACAACGAAGCGATCAAGCAAGGCATGACCGAGATGCAGGCCCTGACCCGCACCCTTGAGTCCATGAACTTCTCACGTCGCGGCTTGTCGCCCAGCATGCAGGTGCTCTCCACGCTCATCCCGTTCTTCAACGCACAGATTCAAGGTCTGGACGTGCTGTATCGCGCCTACAAAGGTCAGATGCCGTTTGAGAAGCAGCTCCAAGTGCGCGAGAAGATGTTGAAGCGTGGCACTATGCTGGCTGTTGCAGCCGTGGCCTACGCCGCGCTCATGCAGGACGACGAAGCGTACAAGAACGCCAAGCCAGAAGAACGCTACGGCAACTTCTTCTTGTCCATCCCCGGCATCGACGAGCCAATGCGCGTGCCGCTGCCATTCGAATTGGGCTACATCTTCAAGGCATTGCCCGAGGCCATCTACAACATGGCGATCGGCGACGAGAAGGCCAACAAGGCCATGCTCGGCATCGGCAAGCTGTTCGCTCAATCCAACCCATTCGGCCTGCCACAAGCCATCAAACCAGCGGCTGAGGTCATCCTCGGCAAGTCGTTCTACTCTGGCGACATCGAGTCGGCCCGTGACCTGCAAGTGCTCCCCACCGAGCGCTACCGCGAGAACACCTCCGAGCTGAGCAAGATGATCGGCAGCGTCACCGGTGAAGTGGGCCTGAGCCCAGTCAAGCTGGACTACCTGATTCGCGGTTACTTCGGCAGCTTGGGCGTTGCGCTGGCACAACTGGCCAACCCTGTGCTGGCCAGCACTCCTGAGAAGGAAGTGGCCAAGCCCTCAACCAAAGTCAGTCAGATGCCGATCATCGGTTCGCTGTTCCAACCCATCGAAGGCCGTGGCCCAATCGACGAAGCCTACGCCAAGATGGAGGAAATCAAGCAAGCCAAGGGCACCTTCACACGCTTGGTCGAGCAAGGCAAACAAGCCGAAGCCCGTGCGTTTGCTCAGCAGTATGCAACGGAGCTGGCCATGGCCAGCACATCCGGCGCCGTGTACAAGCGACTCGGCGAGCTGTCGAAGCAAGAACGTGCGATCAAAGCCAGCGCCAACATGGACACCGCCCAGAAGGACGAAGCTATCAAGCGTATCGAGCAGGCCAAGATCAAGTTGGCTCGGATGTTGACTCAGGCTTCCGACCGCGCCTCTCAAACAGAACGCCAATGAGGCCGTCCTTGACCCCGATGGTGGCGCGGGTGTGAATTCGGAATGGGAGCGCAGCTTTTAGGCCGCGCTCCCTGACTCCGTGAACATCAAGCGTCGGGACGAAGAAGCTCTCCTGCGGCTGGAGCTTCTCCCAAGGGAAGTGAATCTTCATCAATGGTGTCCTTTGGGCGGCTAATGTGCATCACGTTGACCCGCATGTTGGGGCCGTTCGTGCGCGAGGTCATGTCCTTCTTGATGTAGGTCACGTGATACTTCGCTTCGAGCTGCGCCTTGAAGTCAGAATACCCGAAGCTCATGGCCACGCAGTGCTGCTTCAACAGTTGCTCCTCGATGTAGTACTCGATGAACCCGTCCTTCAAGGTGTCATGCTCAACGCGGCCAAGCACCTTGTTGCGCGTCATCGACTTGTCCACCTCACCGTTGTCGCCACGGAACGCTTGGAACCCGCCGTCGAGTTTCTTCACGACCACGAAGCTGCCGTAGTTGTCGCGGGTGTAGGCGTTCAGCACGTCCTCAGCATTACGCTGGGCGCGGCCAATGATGCCACGAGCATGCTCAACCAGTTCGCGCAAGGCGTCCACGATACCTTCGGTGGGCAGCGTGATGATGTCAGCGTACTTACTGCCGAGAAGAATCGAAGCCGCCACCGTGGTGGTGCAGGCCGCATGCCAGTAACGCTCGTCGTCCGAGAAGTTCAAGGCCACTTTCAGCTTCTTGTGCACCTTGTTGACCATGGCACGGGCTGTGTCTTGGTTCCTGACCAACCAACGAACCCACGCTTCACCAGCCACGCCGTAGTTGTCGCGCATGGTCTTGATGATGTCACGCTCGTCGTCCGTGAACAGCAGGGGTTTGTTGGGCGTCCACTCCAGCATACGCAGCATCTCGCCGAATGAGCTGTGCTTGCGCGCGCCAGTCAACAAATCGAACAAGTGGGTGTTCGAGGTCATCGTGGCGGTCATGCACCAGCGGCTGTTGTTGATGCGCTCTTTGTTGGAGCCAGACTCCATACGCTCTTTGCCTTGGCCTTCCGACAAGTCGAAAATCAGGGCAGGCACCCACTCCACGTCGTTGCGGCTCTTGGCCGTCATCTCGTCCATGCTCAGGGGCAAACTGTTGAGCAAGCCAGCGCGTTGTTGCAGCGCCACGGGCGAAGTTCCTTTACCTGTTCGGTAATGAATGGGGTGCCCCCACACGCCAGACTTGGCGTTCAGCGTGAGCGACTTGCCCGTGCCTGACTCCGTAGAGCCGATGTGCCAGACGAAGCCGTTGTAGTCCGTGAAGTTCATCAACGTGGAGCCGAACGAGTCAACGCACAGTGCTAGCATGGTGTGCATCTTCTTGGTAATCATCAAATCCCAGAACTGACGCCAGCCGTTGAGCGAGCCCTTCTGTACTGTGACGCGATTCAAGTTCTCAAGACCCGGCATCGGGATGGTGGACTCCTTGCCGTCCGGTGTGAACACGCGGTTGCTGTACACGAACGAGCCGTTCTCTTGCCAGCCAAATTGCAGCGGAACCGAGATGGCACGCTTGTTCAGTGAAGCCTCCTCCACGCATGCACGCACGTAGTCGAAAAGATGTTTGTCGTTGCCTTGGCCGTAGGACGCGATGATGTTGTGCGCAGCGAGCGCCTTGACCGTCTCATCCTTGCTGACCACTGACTTCTGGAGCATGTCGATGGTGACTGGGCCTTCTGGGCGCAGCGCCATCATGTGCACCGTGTGTTCGCCTTCGAGCTTCAAGATGTCCACCACGAACAGGTCATACGCTGTGATCTGCACTTCCTTGCTCGTCTCCTCGCCGTCAACCTTGTCCTTGACCGTGCGATACACGCCGCCGAACTTGCCGAAGCTGAACCCGCGGGGTGGGGATGGGCGTGTGACCGTGTAGCTGGTGGGCTGCGCGGCCAAGAGTTCTGGGTCAATCTCCTCGCCTTCCTCGGTGGGAACATCGACCTGTTGTTTTGGCACAACAATTTCTTTGGGGGCGTTGTCAGTCATCACCTCGCGGCCAAGGGCCAGAGGGTTGGTAATCTTGCCGTAGTGTGGGCAGCTCTGGCACACGCCGGGGTTCTCGCTGTCCATCTTCAAGCACGCATACGGGCCTTTGATTTCGCCGAGCTTCTGGTGCATACGGGCATCGTCGTACGGGTGCAGGCTGCTGAGCCAAATCGCATGGTCAGGGCCGTCCTCGCACTTCTGCGTCCACGAGAGCAAGCCGCGCCAGATAGGCTCCATGCCGTCCTCGGTGGCGTTCTCGATGTAGTTCTTGAGCTGGGCACAGCCGGTGCCAGCGTTGGTCTTCTCCAAGATCAGCTCGAACTTGGTGGCGCTGTTCTCCATGAGCTTCACGCCAGACTTGCTGGGGGCCTTGGTGGGCTTGTGGCCGGGCAGTGCCTCGAACTTGGCCACAGACGCTTGGTAGCTTGGGCCAGCCAGTTTCTCGTTGATCTTGGCGGCGAGCGTCTCGAACTCGAAGATGTCACCTTCCACCACCATGCGCACGGGGCGCGGCGTGGGGTACTTCGGTTTGAAGTTCTTGGTGCCAGGCACGCGCAGAACACGGGCGGCGTCAGCCGTCACGGTCATGTCGATCTTCAAGCCTTCCTGCTTGGCCAGACGCTTCAGGTTCTCAGCAACAGGTTTCCAAGTCTCGATGTCGATCGTCTGGCTCAGCGGCCAGTAGATGTGCATGCCACCACCAGAATTGATGATGTAAGGCTCACCCAGTGAGCCTATGCCTGTGTTCTCCAAGAAGTCGGCCAATGCGTTGGCGCCTTCCTTCTTCGAGCCATAGGTCTTGGGGCCGTCCTCAGCACAGTCGATGTCCATGAACAAAGACTTGATGACGCGCGCATTGGCAGCAGTACGGCTACCCGATTCCTCGAAAGCTGACAGCGCAAAGAACGCGTCGCTTTTCTCCTCTACGAAGCGTGCGGCCACGTCGCTCAGCTCTTGCAAGCTCTGGACGTAGACGTGCTCTTTTCTTTTTGTCGTGAATTCAGCCGCGCAGTAATACCCATTCTCAAGGGTCGGCAGAACCACCGCTAGGAAGTCAAGCGGTTGCATAGAAACCCTCAGTTATTGGTTGGCCGCAGCAACGCCAGCGGCGAAGCCTTCGTTGTACTTCTCGTCTTCGGCTTCACTCTTTCCGTCGTCATAGCCTGCGTCGTAGCCATGTTGATACGCACCGCAGTCGCCATCACATTCGGCTTCCACTTCTTCTGGGTTGTCGATCGCGTTGGCCAAGCGGCGGCAGAGTTCTTCGACCCATACTCTAGGCAGCATCTCGTTGCCCATCAGGTAGACCTGACGCAGCACTTCTTCGTCGGTCAGGTGTTCAGGTCGAATTGCTTGCATATTTTTCTCCGTGCTTCTGTTGATGAGCCCGATGCGCTCATGAGTTTCAATAAAGTTTCCACCGCTGGGCGGTAGGCCACGAATACCTCGCCACCTGCGAACCAGTTGTAGGCGGTCTGGCGCGATGCGCCCGTAGCCTGAGCAATCAGCATTACAGGAATGTCGAAGTGCACAGCCCAGCGCCCGAGTTGGTTACCCAACGTCTTCGGTGCTTTCTTGACTGTGTCTTTGATCTGTTGTGAATAAGCCATGTTGAAGGGGCCGAAGCCCCTCTCCTTAATTAGTTGTCTTAGAACGCACCCATTCGATGAAGCGTCTCGATTGCCATCCCGCCCAGATGCCGATAATCAGCGCGAGCCCCATAGCAACGAGAACATCACCGCGTCCTGCGAAGATACCCACGGCAGTCATTTCGCGATCTTAGGCAGTGGGTAGGGCACTTTGTTGGTCGCTTGGCAATGACCATCGTCAGCCGCGAAAGGTTTGGTTTTGAAGTCGCCGTCTTCCAAGCAGCCAGTGTTGGCCGACACGGTTGAGCACTTCACCTTGACCATACGATCTTTTGCTGGTGTGATGAACTCCATCGTCGCCCAACCGTCGCCTTGTGGGCACTTGTTGTCTTGCGTCGAATCGCCGCGACCCACGATGTCCCAGCCTTTATACAGCACATTGTCTTGGCGGTACTTCTGAGCGTTCCACAACGCGTTCTCACGAGCTGTGCCCTTGGCTTCCTCCAAGGACGAGAAGGATACTTCCTCTTGCTTACAGCCTGTGAGCATTGCTGCGGCGATGATTGCGGTAGTGATAAAAATTTTCTTCATTGCTTTCTCCTGTGGTTTAAAAATGGACGACCCCCTGCGTGGGTCTGTAGCTCCGGTTTAATGGAAACGCAGGGGGCCTTCACTCTGCTTACTCGTCGTCCCAATCAGCCACGGCTGCGGCCAATGAAGACTTCTTCGTAGGAACAGCCGTTGGTTTGGCTTCTTCCTTACGCACGACTGGCTCATCACCCTCGTCTTCGGCTGGGGCAGCGGCTGCTGCTTTGGCTTTCTTCGGCTTGGGTGGAGCGACTGGCGGCTCTTCTTCGGCTTCTGGCTCAGCTTGTGGTGCTGGCTTTGCTGCTGCCTTTGGAGGTGTGCCGCCCAATGGGGCTGGTTCAGCGGGTGCTGCGTTGTCCATCTTGGCCACGGTCATGGTGATCGCTTTGATGGCGTCGTCAGACTTGGCTTGCTTCTCAACCGCTTCATACTCCTCGTCGCTCAACCAGCGCATAGGCTTGAAGAACAACTTGGGGCTCTCAGACTTGGTGTCGAACTTCATGCGGGTCACGACAGTCTCAGGGTTGATGGTTTGCGCTGCCAAGTAGCGTGCGTACTCTTGCAATGGGCGGTCGTCGCCGACTGCCTTGCCGAAGATAGAAGTCGCTGGCAAAGCCAACTGCAACACATCACCTTCAACATCATTGGCCAACACCACAGCGAGACGCTGTTGGTAGCGGCATGCGCGGCTGTTGCCTTGGCCAGAACCAGCGATGTTCTTGGGGCACTCAGCACAGTTGGTGGCTTGCTTGTTCTCAGAGTCAGGGCTGGGCTTCTCGCCGTCGGCAGACCAGCAGTCAGGTGCGGCCACTGCGTTGGCATCATAGGTCTTGGCGTAGAACACGCGGCTGACTTTAGGTGCTGCGTTCACGATCACCACGTCGAGGTAACGTTCTTCGATTGCAGCAACTTCTTTACCAGAGTCCACCAGACGGAACACGCCGCCTTTGATGGAGATACGCTTGCCACCACCAACGCCACCACCTGTCAGGGCCTTAGCGATTGCGGACAGTTCTGCCTTCTTGGCAAATGCGGGAACGGCTGCGCCGTTGAATAAAGCTACGTTGCTCATTTGTTTTCTCCTGTGTTTTGCAGTGATGCGTGAATGTTGTTGAATTGGGTGATGATGTTGTGCACCAAACCTTCGACCTGCTCCATCGGGAACTTGCGCACCATACCGATGATGGCTTGCACTTCTTGTGCGGTCAGGGCGATTGGGTACAGCGGGTTTGCCGGTTGTGGCTCTTGTGGCGTCTGAACTTCTTCGCTCATTTGTTTGCTCCTGTTACGTATGCGTGGAATTGTTTGGCGTTCTCAACCAACTGCTGCGCAGTCAGCATGCCGCCGTTAGTTTTGTGGTGCGAAATGGCAAGCTCAAGCGCTGTGTAACGAGCATCGGTGTCGATGCGATCGGCTTCGTCTAAGCGACCGCGCATGTACTCGGAGTCTTGCGATTCCTCAACCGCGTCTACGGCTGTTTGCTTCTTTGTCATTTGGTTGGTTTCCTTACTGAGATTGCGTACTCTGTCATCGAGTTGAGCCCGGGCGGTACGACACCTGGGTGCTCGTCAAGGAACTGCTTCATGTTGGTCTGCGCGATGCGCTTCTCAAACAAATCAAGAGCATCGTTCTCCATCACAAACGACTTGAACGAATCCCAGTCAGTTGTGTTGTAACGCGTCTTGGTGCTGAGCACCACAGTCCCTTTGTCTGTGCGGACGGAAGACACGCCTAGCACGAGCATCTGGTCTTTGAGCGCGTTCTTCACAGCTTCTTGCTGCGCTTTAATTTGCTCGACCTCGTTCTCGTACGCGGTGGTCAACGACTGAATCTTCGCCTGCATCTTGCGATACACGCTGGCCAGTTTGTCCATGGGGATAACCGACATGTCTTCCGATTCGTCGGCGGTTTCTTGTTGAGGCGCTACGTCCTCGTCATCTAGAGCGGTCATTTGCTTCTCCTGTTATGTGTCTAGTGTTTGACAATGGTACACGAATTTTCGTTTGACAACTACCTCCTTTAAATATTTTTTATCTCGCTATCGAATAAGCCTACAAGCAGTCCGTTGTCGTTCACTTTGGTACTCATAGCTTTGAACAACTTCTTCTCGATAGGGCTTGACTCGATGTGATGCACAGTAACTTTGTCTGAGTCTTGACCTTTACGGTCGGCTCGTGCTATGCACTGGATGTACTGCTCAACGCTCATGAGTGGGCCGAAGAACACAACCGTGTCTGCTGCTGTCAGCGTAATGCCGTGCGCAGTAGCTTGTGGTTGCATCACCAACACACGAATGGTGGGCGTTGTCTGGAAGTCGTTGATGATGCGCCCACGCTTGCTGGCGCTCACGTCCCCGTGAATCTGGTCTACGCCGTAGCCCTTCTTCGTCAGGTAGTTCACGATGGTGTCGATGCTGCTGCGGAACATAGCGAAGATGATGACCTTGCGGCTCGTCTCCTCCAAGATTTCCTCAAGCACAGCAAGGCGAGGGCCAGCGTCGAACTCAACAATCTCCTTGTCGTCTGTGTACGCAGCGCCACAAGAGATTTGCAGCAACTTGTTTACAGCAACACCAGCGTTCACTGCGGTGATCGTCTCGCCTGCGGCAGACACCAGCAACTGCTCTTTCAACAGCTTGTAGTATTTGTTCTGCTGCGGTGTCATCGGCACCTCACGCGTCACCGTGATGACAGGTGGCAAGTCCAAGCACTGTGACTTAGAAAACCTAATAGCGGGTTGTAGCGCGGCAAAGACAGTTGATGTGGCATCGGGCTTCGCTGCCCACTTGAACATCGTGATTTTGTTCATCACCTTGTCGCGCCACGCAGTAAAGAACTTAGGCACGCCTGCTGGGTTCACCAACTTGGCCAAGCCATACGCATCTACTGGCGACTGCGATGCAGGCGTACCCGTCATCATCCACAAGTACGTGTCGGGCTTCAAGATTGAGTTGAGCGCCTTCCAGCGATTTGTTTGTGGGTTCTTGTACGCGTTCGCTTCGTCCACAATAATTAGGTCGAATCGACCATCACGATTGATTTCGTTTGCGATCAGGTTCAAGCCGTCGTAGTTGGTGATGACCAGTTCGTAGTCCTGCTGAATCATCTCAATGCGCCGCGCAGCTTGCGTATGGTGGGCCACGATCGCAGAGCGATGAATCACGCTGGAGTTGATGTCACCCATCCACGCTGAGTGCATGATGGACAGAGGACACAAGATCAAGACACGGCGAACTTCACCACGCTTCATCAAGTAATCTGCTGCCCACAATGCGCTGAGCGTCTTGCCCGTTCCGGGGTCGTTGAACACGAACGCACGGCGGTACATCGTGAGGAACGATGCTGTCTCTACTTGGTGACCCATGGGCTTGTAACGGCCCGGCCAGTCGTAGCGCCGCGTGATCGGCGAGGGGACATTCTTGACCCCAAGGTTGCGAAGCACACGTGCTTCATCTAGGCCCCAGAACACGGCAACTTCGTACGCTCCGTCGTTGAAGCCGAGCACCTTGCTCTTGGGGATGACGCTGTACTTGTCAGGGTTTCTTGTGCGCAGTACAAGCGCTTTGTCGTCAACTATTTGCATGTGGTTTCAGTACGTAGACTTCGTCGTAAGTGCTTTGTGTGTTGGTGCTAATCAGTTCGTTTCGACTAAAAAGAACAGCACCTACTTGGTAGATGTCGGTGTCGTGTAAGTCAGCCACTTCTTGCACAGTCGGCGGTGTGTCACCGAACTTAGCAAGCCACAGATTTCTCAGCACGTCAGTCGCTATCGCATGAAAGGGGTTTTTTGTCTTGCTTCTTGGTTTCACTGGGTCTGAGTACCTATACATGTATTTGCTGTACTCCGCACCGAACAATGTGTTCAGCGACGGCATGAGTTCTTTGACTAGCGCTGCTCTTGAGATAGCCATCACAGGTTCTCCTTCAAGCGAACCCAAGGACGACCGTGTTTACTCATGCGCTCAAAGCAAAGGTTCTCGCTCAGTCTGCTTTGTAGCTCGCCATAAAAGTCGCCCTCTGCGTAGACTTGATTGGCTCGCACCCACGCATCACCATGTTTGACCCTCCACAAATCAACGGCTGTTGATAGTGAAACAGAATACGCCTCGTCTTGGTTGGGGTCGTACGCGTCAGCGATCGCTTGTTGCTTTGCTTCCTCGTCTTTCTTTCGGTATTCTTCAATC